CCAGCCGATGTTCCCGCCGGCAAGGTATCCCGAGCCGTCCATGCGGAACAGGGATTTCGCGTAGTCCAGAACCGCAGGGTAGGTCTCGTGGTCTACCATCGGCCCGCCGAACCAAGCCGCGATGCTCTTCGTGGGATCCTGCAACTGCGTGTTCGGCTTGCCGTTGATGCCGGACATCACGGTATAGGAGCCGCCCTGAGGCGTGTAGCCGAGCTGGATCATGCTGGTCAGCACCAGACCGCCATCCACCAGCGTCCCTTCGTTCGTCGCGGCCTTCAGGTACTGCAGGCCCTCGGCGGCGGCGTAAGCCTGCTGTGCCGTGGAGATGGCCTGCGACACCTCCTCGTCGGTGATGCGCGTCCAGTAGTAGACCGTGGTACCGCCGGTCGTCTTCTTCGTGAGGCGGTAGCTCTGCCCGGTGGTGTCGTCCACATAGGTGTCGCCGACGTGCTTGGCGCGCTCGGTATCGTCCGCCCACCGCGTATACGGGTAGTTCGGCGTGCCGATGATCTGCTGGGTCTGCTCGTCCCACAGCGGGTACGGCTTCGTCTGCGCGGCCGGCGCATCGCCGCTCGCCCAGGACTGGGTCTGCCCGTCGATCTGCGCCTGTTGTTCATCGAACTTCTGGCTGACGGCGTTCATGTACGAATCCATCGCCACGTACGCGCCCTGGTCGTTCAGCACCGTCAGGCGGCCCTTGATGTTCAAAAGACCGTTCTTCCATTCAGCGTACTCGCCTGCAGCATCTCCGACGAACCACCTCGGGTTCTGCCCGTTCTGCCGTCCCGCGAAATAATATTCTTCGCCGTCCGCATCCACGGAATCCAAATCGGAAATCATCCGCTCGTAACCGCCACCGACGACATCTCTGACGATGACATACTGCCTCGACGCATTCGTGTAGTTGCCGTACTGCACGACGACATCACCCGCCTGCGGTACTCCAGCGCCGTCCTTTACGGTCTTGGAGAGCTCAATCCGGTCGACATCCACCGCTTCAACACGGCACTTGTAATACCGGAGCGAGCTGTTCTGCGGCGTGAAGACCTGCCCGTAAGCGATGTCCCCGACGACAAAGTTGTTCGCCACGGAGTTCTGGCGCTGGTCGAAATAGCAGATGTATCTCGACGATGTTTCTATTACCTTGGAGATTTCAATCTTCGCGGCTGAGATGATCTCCATCCCGCCTCGATACTCGACTTGGTTGACGACCAAGGAGTTGACCTGCATCTCCTTGCGGACGACCATACGGTCGACCTCGAGAACAGTGTCACCCTCGCCATCCTCTCCTTCGGCAAAGTCCTCAGTGTTGTCCCTGTAGAATCCCCATCCCGTGCCTCCTACGCCGCCTTGACGGAATCCGCGAGAGGTAACCTTGCTTGCGAATTGGGTGGGTGATTCGGAGGAGTCGCTTTCGCCGGTCTTCTTCAGGAACATCGGCTCGGCGACCTTCCGTACGACAGACTCAACATCAGACACCCTGGCGTATTGCGATTTAATCTGGTCGACGGAACTCTGTATCTTGTCTACCCGCGATTCCCTGGACACGACCTGGTCGGAAAGCACGACCTCGATGTCCGGAACGATATACGGGCTTCCGTCGCTCGGCTCGTTCCAAGTGTATGTAACGGACTGTGCGTGCAGCGTCAAGATGTCACCGCCGGAGAAGCGCGGATCTGAAACTCTAAGCTTCGCACCAGCAGCAAGCCGTTCGGCAAGCGTCTGCCCGTACTCGCCGTCCTCGAGCGTATGGACGCGGACTTTGTCGAGCGAGATGACCCAGGTCGGATTGACGGCGGCAGTGTCCTGCAGTTGGGCAGACTTGAATGTATTTAACTCCTCTTCCGCAAGAGTGACATACAGGTGGGGCATATCAATCCCCGTGAAGAAGAACTTATCTCCCGCAATCGGCTTGCCTCCCGTCGAATTGTTCGGAATGTACAGCCCAGTCGCGTCATACTCCGCGTCGGACTTCCGAAGCGTAATGCGCCACGCGGAAGGAACGCCGTTCAGCGTCTTCGTAGTATCCGGTACGGGATAATCCGCGATAGTGAATTCATAGTCCTCGGACACGGCCATAAATCCCGTCGAGAACACCACCTTCGCCTCGTTTCCGACTCTGTCTCCGAGAATCGGCTCCCATACGCGCATAGCGTACTGCACATCGGACTCTCCCTGCTCCCTTTCAATACCCCAAATGTCCTTGACCCAGATGTCGAAGGTAGGCTTCCAAGCCTCGTCATCCTGTGCAGATGTTTTCAGCACGATGTTCTCAAGACCGAAAGTGCCGGTCGCCGAGGTTGCGGGGCTGTCGATGCGAATCACGAGCCGCAATCTCAGCCGGTAAGTTCCGGCGGGGATGCCGGAAATCGGAAGTTCAGTCCCGTCCGTAGAGGAAACTGCTACCAATGAGGAATTTACGGTATCGCAGTATACATTACCCGCGTAGAGAGTAGCCTTGTCGACCCACGCGTATGTGATGTTTCCCGTCGAGCCGTCTGGAATCGTGAATTCCTCCGATTCTATGGTGTGGGTCGTCTCCGTGCTTCCGTACTTGGAAACCGTCAGAGGGCTGATGCTCTTCTCGACGGCCGAAGCCTGGGCCATCGCCTGGATGTCGTCGGTTATAATCGGGGAAACCGCGACGACCTCGTCGATACGGCCAAGCCCCGACCTGCTCCTTCCCTGTATGGTCGGGTAGATTTCGTCGTTGTCATCCAGAGCTCCCCAGTGCTCGCCGTATGCGGCGATGGATTCGTCATCCTTGACATATTCCACGGGCGAGAATTTTTCGTCCTCGTGGCCTTTCTTGTATGCCCAGTCGGTTGCTCCACGAGCGGCGTCATAGGTTTGGACTGCCTCCCACGACGTGTCGCGGTTGGGATTCGTCCGCCATCCCTGAACATAGCGACGGAAATTGATGTCGCGTAGGCGGTCGAAATAGATGTTGGCCAACTCCGGAATCGCGTCCGGGTCCGCCGCCCACTCCGGGTTCTGCGGATCGATTGCCTTGAAATAGCGGTACGGAAGATTCTTCTCACCGCCGCGACCAAGAAGGATATTCGAGATTGTCTCATCCTGCACCTGGCGCTCGAATTTAAGCAGACCGCCCTGATAGCCGTATTCGAAGGTGTGGTCGTCTATCTCGTCAGCGGGATAGCCGAACTTGATTGTATAGACATCGTTCGTCGAGTCGTACTCGATGACATTCCGTACGCCGTAGACCTCAAAGACCTTGCCGATGACCTCCCACAGATAGGAATAGTTGATTTCCATATCCTTCTTCTCCTGGGAGTAGATTCCCGTCCCGGAGAGGTAAAGGTCTGCCACAATCTTCCCATCGAAGTAGTAGTCCAGGACATCGTTGAGCATGGCCACGAAGTCCTCGACATTTAGACGGACTGGTGCAACATATTTGTCAGCAATTGCCACTCCGGCAGAAACGGAAGCGGCCTCGAAGAAGTAATATCTCTTCAGCTCCTGTATCGCCCAAGACTGGAACTGCAGGTCGACGAGAGAATTCCTCGTAGTGTTGTCCTTCATCGCCTGCGGGTTGTCGCTCGGAAGGACGAACCGCTCGCCTTTGAAACGGAGTTCCCAGCCGCTGAAGTCCGGCACCACATCGCCGTCGATCCTCACCTGCGTCGAGATGACGCGGTCGCCCATGTCCTGAAGGGATACGGTCGCCTGATGCAGTGTCGCATAGGACGGGAAATTGACTTCTGTTATCGCTGGAATCATGGCTTACTCGGTATAGGAGAAATCACAAAGGCCGGGCTTGTTCACCCGGATATTCCACTCGACCACGACGACATCGTTTACCTGGTTCTTCATATCGCGCCAGAACTCCGTCGCTTCGGAGATCTCTGAAGGATAGCCGACAATCTTGTGCCGCTTGTAGATGTTGTAGAACTCTACCTGCTTGTAGGTCTTCACATCGCCTGATTTAGTGTACAGCGATGCGTTGAATTCGCTGATGCGCTGGTTCGCGTCTTTCAGCGACGTGGCCTGGATGAAGAATTTGACCTTGTAGTCGAAGGCCGCGTCTACCGTCTTTGGAATGATATGCTCGCCCTCTTCCTCCGGATAGGAAGTGGTCTCAAAACCCTTCGACGGAGCGCCAGTGACCTTGTCAGAATCCAGATAAACCAATCCGTAGGTCTGCGTATCGACGACATTCCCGCTACCGATCTTGATTTTCGCCGTGAGCATCTTCTTCCTTATAATTGCAGTTTTTACACTTCTCGTCGATGTAGTCCTCGTGAATCAGGACGGGACAGCCGGCCTCGGAGGCCGTATGAGGACACTTGTTTGCCTGGCGGATGGACTCGCGCTTCTCGTCGAGTTTGCGCTCCAGACGGGCAATCATATCGCAATTCTTCTTGTTCTGCGCATCCTGCTCGGCTATGTAGTTCTTCTGCATCTGGAGAATCTGCTGGACATTGGAAAGGATGTCCTGCTGCTTCTTCTGCCGTGAGCGCCACAGATGCAAAAACCATCCGCCTATGAGAGTCAGCAAAGGAATGCCGACCTCCTTCATAATTACGATAAATATATTGGATTGTTCCATTACTTCGCGTCAAATTTATAGGTCTTGAAAACAACATTCCCGGACGCGTCGATCTTAACAAGGTTGCGACCGAAAACATACAAAGGAACGCGAACATTCTCGATGTCGGTAGCACCTCCGGAGCGTAGCGTCATGTCACAGTTGTTCGCAAAATAAAGCATCGGGATGATCCGCTTCTCGGTATTGATACCGGTTCGGATCCATCCCGTGCAGTGGTGGAACACATAGACCTGCTGTTCGTTCAGCAATTCACCGTGGAAATCACGGTCGATGAAGATGCCGTATTTACTGCAGCCGGAGAAATATCTTTGGAGCGTCCCGAAATTCGGATAGCCCTCCTCCAGCGCCCAGTCAATGGTTTTCTTGTAAAGGTCGATGGCGTCTTCCAGGGACTCAACAGACGAAAGAGCGTCCCTGTTCTCCTTGCACATGCCGTGGGCAGAAGCCTCACGACGCAGCTGACGAATCCATTCTTGTTCCATGATGCCACAAATATAAAAAAACTCGGGGAATTTCACAACTACCCGAGTCAAAAAGATAATATGAATAGCTTTTCGGATCTTCTGATTTCCTTCAAATATGATGCCAGACTATGACCTTGTCGCGACATAATGCGTCGCCGTTGTTCCATTCGGGCGGATTACCTTCTCCAACATCGACCGGATTGCGTACATGTCCTCGTGCATCAGAGGTATCATGCTCATATGCTCCAACACGGCATCCTTGTACGGATCCGTCGGCGTGGCAGCACCAGCGACTCCGTTTACCTCCTGTCCGGTCATCGATGCCAAAATCGCTGCGACATTCTGGCTGATGAGGGACATATAGAAGTTTTGTGTGTTGATTCCGGCGGCGAGACCATTGATGGACTCTTCGCTCGCTCCGGCGATGTCGCGGGAGATGCCCGTGAACTGACCGAGACCCTGACGGACATTGTATCCGGAAGCGGCAAGGGAGTTCATCAGGTTGGTCATGGCATTGTTAATCTTGTCGATGTACTCCGGCGCCATCTGGCTAATTTGAGCAATTTCCTGCGATGTCAGTTCGCCTCCGGTTTGAGCCATCTCGTCGATGGAGTCAAAGAGAGGCTGCAGAATGGTCTGCATGATTTTTGCTCCGAGAGACTGCTCAATCATAGACTGAATCATATCCTGGAACTTCTCGCGCATGGCATCCGTCGTACTGCCGAACTCCTTATACGCCTCGATCCAGGAATTCGCGAAGTCCTTGGCAGCGGATGACAAATCGGTTTCGGTGAAATAACGAGAGAGCTGGTCACCCATCTCGGCAATCTGCTCCTCCGCCTCTGCAGCTGCTTCTCGGTACTCACGGGCCTTGTCCGCATCTGCCTTCTTACCCTTACTTTCCTCGAGGTCTGCCTGTTTGTTGTAAGCGTCGACTTTCGCTTGGAGATTGTCAAGCTGCTTGTTGTAGTTCTCGATATAGTCAGAGCCGAAAGCCTTCTCCATTGCTTTCTCGAGGCGATCGTAGGATTTCTCGAGTCCGTCAATCAATCGCTGCTGGTCTTCGATGTCCTTGTTGATTTTTCTAATATTAGCCCGCTTAATAGCGCTAAAAATGCTTGAAACAACATCAGAGAGTCCAGTAATAGTGTTCATAATTGCCTGAGGGGTAATTTGACCCATAGCAAGTTGAGCAATTCCAATACCAGCCTTGCCAAGACCTGCAAATGTCTTGGAGATATCGTCAAGCTGTTGGCCCCAGAACGATGCGTCGGCATCACTGGAGAAGACATTGAGCAAATCCTTTACGCTTGAAACATACTGGCTCAACTCATTCATAGCCTCGGCATATGCCTCGCTCAATCTATGGAGAGCCTCCTGCTGGTCATCAAGAACCTTATTGTAGTCTTCCCCGCTGTCGAGAAATGCCTTGTCCAGAACCTTCTTTATTTTAGCGAAATTATTATAATCGCGCAAAGCAGAAATAATTCCCTTTATTGAGTTACGCTCAAGTTTCTGCTGCTTGGCTCTTTCCTTGGAGCGCACAAGTTCGCGGAGCTGCTGGGGTTCTAAGTACTTCCCGTTCTTTTCGATATACTCATCGATTAAGCTGATTAGGTTCTCAAGCGTCCTGTCAGATACGTTCTCCAAATCCTCGAATGCCTTTGTCCATGTATAGGTATCCTTCATCGCCTCAAGTTGAACCTTGGCAATTTCGCGATTGTAGTATTCTGTGACCCTCGCGGTTTCTTCGGGAGATTTGCCCATAGACGCAGCCTCTTTTTCCTTTTGCAACCGCTGCGCGTTTAGTCTGTCTACCCTCTCTTGGTATGTCATTGCCTTCGCGTATGTCTTCTCGAAATCGACAAGCCATTCTGCGTCATATTTCTGATTCTCCTCGAGAATTTTCTCGAACATTTCCTTGACTTTTGGAGGCAGTTTTTCGATGTTCTCCTGAATGTCTTTTATATCGAAAATGGCTATATCTCCAAGAAGGGTTGACATTAGGTCTTTGTTGATTCCACTTGGATCGATTTCGTTGAGCGCACGATAAAGTTGCTCTTGGATTCTGTCCTTGAAATCCTTTCCGATACCGCCGTAGACGCTGACGGTAAGATTCTCTGCGAGATTCTCGTCGCCGGTTAAATCAAGGATATTCTTATAGAAATCTCGAGCGACCTCCGACCTTTTGATGTCATCCGTAATCTTCTTAATAGCGTCCTCAATATTCTTTTCCGCCTGCGTGGTGTCAAAGTCCGTTTTAGCATCCCACAAAGATTGAAGAAGAGCCTGGTAATCCCGCAGCATCTTGGATCGGTTGGATTCTCCAGTAATCTGATGGCTCAGCATTTCCGTGACAGTCTTTCCAACCAGACCCTTGCTTTGCATCTCCTTCACGACCTTATTGATTTGATCGGTATACCAATCTGACAGTTCCTTTGCAGCGCGAGCCTGTTCTGCCGCGCTCATGCCAAGCGACATTCCGCGTCCGAGCATAATCCAACTCTGCTCGGACAAGGCACCCTCTTCGGACAGATACTTGTTCAAGTCATCATAACCTTTCTTGAAATCCTTCATGAACCTGATGCGGTTCTCCATAAGGGTGATGAACGCGTCTTTCTGGTAACCTCTGCCATTATTGTTTTTCTGAGTAAGATAAAACGCGTGATAATAATCAAGAATCTCCTTGGTCAAATTTTTTCTAGCCGTAGCAAGCCGTAGGGATATAGCAAGTTCAGCCGCCTCTTCTGCGTTCTTCCCCTCTTTGGCTTTTTCAAGGACCTCGACCTGCGTCGCCTGCTCCTTGTACTTTTTCGCCAAATCTTCAAGGACATCATCAAGCCTAGAATATCCTTCAATCTGGTCTGGCGATAAGACTTGAATCGCTTTCCCGCTCTCATCAATACGGCTGTTAAACTCAACAAGTTTCTTCTGCCATAGCGTCATGCTCTCCTCCGCATCGCCAGTCTTTTTATTCAGACCTTCAATTGCATCTTGCATTTCTTTAATAGATGCCGCATATTGCTCATTCTTTTTTATTAGCTCTGTAAGTTCCTCGTTCATCTCAGCCTTTTGCTTGGCCGAAAAAGGAAGAGCGATAGGGCTAAGAACGCGGGCGGTTCTATTATATTTGTTTGTACCATATCCTCGTATCAAATCTCTGGACAGTTTATCAATCTGCCTTTGGTTTTTTCTCATCTCGCGCTCATCTGTCTTTATTTGCGCCTGTAAACCGACCTTCGTTGCTTCTTGGGCCTGTTTATTGTACTCTTTTAACTTTTCAATGTTAAGAGCGAGAGAATTTGTGTTTTTGTCAATTCCTTCAGAAGCCTTTGGGAATGTAGTAGCCAACTCTGAAGAAATATCCTTGAGTTTTTTCGACTCGTCTACGGTTAGACTCTGTTTCTTCGACAATTCCTCGTACGAGTCAATCAGTCGCTGCGTCTCTGTGCGGGACTTATTCAAAGAAGAAATAGAAGCATTTGCGGCATCTATGTCCTTATTGACATCTCTTGCCTTTCTGGAAAGGATAGAAAATAAGCCCACGAGAGCACCAACCGCTACTGCTATCGCACCGAATGGATTACTTAACATCGCCGCTGTCAGCGACCAAAAGGTCTTTCCGAGGACGGTATTCGCGGCGGCAAGTTTGTTTGTCGCAAAAAGGTGTGCTTGTTTGGCCGCTGTTGAAACTTTCTCTGCTGCTGTTTCTCCGATAATCGTGGTTATCATCCGCTTCATCCCTTTCTCTCTCTCAGACTCTACCACTGTCAGCTTGGCTTCTGCATATTCCTGTAACTTTATCTGAAGCGTCGCGAGCTTTGAGATGGAGATATATGCCAGAACAGAATTTCCTACAATCTTTATAACATCAGCAATAGTCCTCCAATTTTTAAAGATATTTCGAGCATCTCTGATTAGCGTTTCCATTGCATTATGAACCGTGTCGGTATTTCCGATTTCATCATACATAATGCTCACAGCATCCTTGAGGTTCGCCCACTGACCGGCAAGCGTCTTGGCCTGCTTTTCCTGCATCTTATAGAACATGCCACCAGCGCTCGTCATATCCTCAAAAATCTCTTCTATCATTCGGAAGGGGACAGCCCGCTCCGATATGAGTTGGAAGACCTCTCCAGTCTTAACAGTCTCTCCTCTAAGTTTTGTAAATTTTTTGGCCAACTCATCGACCAAAGGAATTCCAGCCTCAGTGAACTGGCGCAATTCCTGCCCGCGAAGAACGGAGGCTGCCCGCACCTGTCCGTAAGCTAGCACCAAGCGGGACATGTCAACGCCAAGACCAGCGGATATGTCAGCGAGACGCATTGTGACATCAAACAGTTTGTCTGTTTCGATTCTGTATGCGGACAACTGCTTCGTGTAGGAAACCAAATCTTTGATTTCAAACGGAGACTCAATAGCAGCGGCCTTAATTTGCCGGAACAAACCCTCTGCTCGTTCTGTGTCCTGAATAATTGATCCAAGAGCAACCCTCTGAAGTTCGAACTCTGCTGTAACTTCTCTTACGCTTCTAATAAATTGAGACGCAGTGTGGAGAGCAAAGAGACGAATCGAGTTCTTAATTAAGGAAGCGAGTTTTGAATCCGTCTTGCCTGCCTGCCCGTCAAGTTGTTCGAGTTCTTTTCTGACATCTTCTAAATCTTTTTTTAGCTGGTTGTATTTCGTCGAACCAATCCGCGCTTTGCTCAATCGTTCGGACAAAATGCGCTCCTTCTTCTCAAGAATGTCAATGGTTTTGACATTCGATTTAAGAATAATGTCCTCGGTTTTGACTTTTTGAGCTATTCGTTGTAGCCCCTGTTGTCTCCTCTGTTCTTTGCTGTATATTTCATCAAGAGTATGGGCGACCTCTTCCAGCTCCTTCCGCTCGTTTTTGTATCTTGTAATAATATCTGAACCTTCTATGGACTCCCTCTCTGCCTTCGTCATTGCATTCCATTGTCCCACCAACCCAGCCATCCTATCCCTAATTGCGTTTATGCTACTTGCATACTTGTCGGAATAACTTTCTAACTCGGAATAATATTCCCGCATTTGGCGAAGCTCTTCGTTTGTTTCAGTAAGACTGCTGATGTATTGCTGGAATCCGGAATTGTTAAGAGTCCCATTTAACTGGGACTGCGCACCTTGCATTGCACGAATACTTGCGAGTACGGAGTTTATCTGGTCGTTCACTCTGCGATATTCCTCTGCGAATTGGAAATCGCCGCTACCGCCCTCCATTTTTCTAAGCTCCTGAATTTCGTCCAGCTCTTCTTCCAATCTCCTGAGCTCCATAATAGCCTGATTAACATATGGACTCAAATCGATGGCGCTTCCGATTTTCTCCCAATCTTCATTCTCAAGCTTCCTATACCAATCATTCAGTTTCTGCAATTCTTTGTTTGCCTGATCGACATTCCCGATAGAAATATTAGCCACCAATGGATTAGAGTCCATCGCTGACTGCATCGACTTCATTGCTTCTGGAAGTTGTTTCTTGATGGCATCATTAATGCCTCCGAGAATATCAACATATACGGGTATCTCAACTGCCATAACTTTCTTGTTTTAGAATGTGACTCTGTATTTCTTCCAAGGTTTCCGGCTTCTTCGTTCTTTTACCGAAGCCAAAGCCCTTTAACATATCATCTACCTCATCGTCGGACTTCACCGTCTCTATCCAGTCCTTCCCCTCTTCGAGGACTCCACATCTCTCAAAATCGTAATCGAAGTAGCCTTTATCCATAAGCATCATCGTTACGAGATTGCAGGAATCCAAATACCAATAACGAAACCAAGACCACCAGCAATAATTGCCGTACACATACTTGATTCGCTCGTTGTGCTCAGAGAATGTAAACGCCGCCCCTACCTGCTTTCCTCTCTTATCCCCAAAGCGTCCGTCTCCAACATATTCATTACGCTTTCCAGCCGCTCTTGCGCCTGCTTGGCGACTTCGCCAACCGGTCTCATATAAAGCTCGCGTTCCAGCCTTGAGGAATCCCAGTTGGCTTTGGAAAAACCCAAATCAGCGCTCACGACTCCCGCCTCGTTTATCTTCATCGTCGTTTCGTTCCCTCTCAGCTGCAGGATTCTCCATTTAAGCGACCATAGCCCGGGAACAAAAAGCGCCCAATTCCCAAGAAGGTAATACGCTGCCTTTTTCGAATGTAGCGCGTACAGTTTTTTTGTTATCTTCTTCGCCTCTTTCTTCGGTACGCCTTCCTTTCCCCTTGCTTCGAGAATCTGCGCTTCCTGCTCAAGGAGAACTATCTTTGTCTTCACGGCCTGCGCTACCTGCCGTACTTTATATTTTCTTCGCCCGACATGTATTATGCACGGAGCGCCAGTGATTGTATCGTACGCGCCTTTTAGGAACTGTTGCGATTTTTCCATGCTTTCTTAATTGGAAAAAGGGCGGGCGCACGGCCCGCCCCATTTAATAACTCGCGTAAAGAGACTAGCTCTTGTCGACAATCATACCAGTGGTCAGCTGGGCGACGCCGTTGGAGTCGCGCACCTCAACATTCTCCGCAAGCACGACCGCGTGGATGCGGTACAGACCGTCGGAGAGAGTCAGGTTGGCGGTAATCTTCGCCTTCGGGTAAATCCACGCGCGGTTCAGCTCGTCGTTGAGAACGGCGATCGGGCGAGTAATAACCGGAAGAGCAACACCGTAACCAGCCGCATACACGGAAGTGTCCGGGGTGTCACCGTCAAAGAACACGCCATTCAGAGTCGCAGCGCCAGTGGCGGCCACGCCGATGTTCTCGCCAGCGAGGAAGGTCTTTACCATCTCGCGGGAGGTGGAGGCGATGTCGAAGGAGAAGCCAAGAGTACCGGCAGTGACACGGGCGGTGATCAGGTTGCCCTGCTCGTCCAGAATCTGGTCGGTGTTCACGTCCTCGCCTTCCCAGGTGGTGGAGTCCTGGACAATCTGGCCCAGGGACTTCGGATTCGCAAGATCCGCGAGGGTCTTGCCCGCGTAGTCAGAGATAACATCGAAGATAACGAGGTCTCCCTGACCGGCGAACAGCTTGCCAGCTGCTTCAAGTTTTGCAATTGCCATAGTATGTCAATTTTTATGCGTTATACATCATTGTTCGTGTGCCACCTCAAATTGAGGTTGGTAATAGAATATCCCGAAGTAATATTCGGTGTGGTGGGGGTTATGAATCGCTGTGCGTCGTACTTGTATACGTAGTTGTCTGTCACAAGGCTTTTGTAGTACTCTGTTACTATACCCGTCTGTTCTTCTTCGATGCGCTCTATGAACATCTCGTCGAGTTGCTGCAGTATTTTATTCACGCGGTTCTTCTTTACAGATCCGTCGTCGTTAAGTTTGCAGTACAGACTGACCATGATGTAGCCATCAGCATACGATACCGTGTTCCCGACACCGCCTATGTCGCCGTTGTTCATCACGATAATGAAATCGTCTGGCACCTCGTTGGTCGGCTTTTCCCAGTCTCCGTAAATAGCGACTGGAACAGTCTCGCCGCTGGGAGCGACAACATAGATATTCAACCCCTGCAGGAAGTCCCGCAGTTCAGTATCGGGGTGTATGGAAGAAGGTGTAATCATACATCAACCAGCCATTTTTGCTTGTTCAAAAGTTGTGCGGTCTCGTTCATCGTATTGACAAACTTGTCACGAAGCTCCGGGAAATAATCATGCGTCCAGTCAACCTCTTGCGCATAAGGAACACCTACGATAAGTTGAGAAACAACACCATTACCGGTTCGCCTGGACGGCCTATTGATTCTCTTCATAATCTCAATGCGCCCCCAAATGTCCTTTTGGTTGTTCATATGCTGAGACCTTGTCGCGTGCAGCAATTCCTCTGTTTCCATTGTCCGGTATCTCATCAGCGTGTTGCCCTGAAGAATGCGAACTCCGATACTGTCCAAAAGGTTTCCAGTGTAGTACGGTATGGATCCGGTCGCACCATTTGGGTTATAGCCAATGTCCCGGATAAATTGCCCGGCCGCCGAGTCTAAAGCGTTAATCGCAAAAGTGCTAATTTGTTTGTTTGCTTCAAAAAACGCTTTTTGGAAAGACTTGGAAGCCTTCTTCCAAGCTTGCCCTTCATATTTACTCGGTCTCGCCATCACCTAATCTCCTTGCGCCTGCTTCAACTCGATTCTCGTAATTTTCACATTAGTTCTCCAAGGCATATTGATGTCCCTAACAATCTTCACGATGGACTTGATCTCGCGGTCAAACTCCGTGGTGACCGTAACCGCATCGTTGATTCTAACCTGGACATCGACGCCGGGGAGGAAGACGGCGGGATTTCGCACCGTGAAAACCCGGGTGTAACTCGTACCGCCCTCCTCATAAAGGCACGGGCCGTCGTAGATAGTTTCCGGGTCGAGCGGATTATCCCACTCATCCCTTCCGCCGTTATCCCTAGTGATAACGCAATGGTCACGAAAATCAATGAACTGCATTATCGTCTCATATAAGTTGCGTCGTACATCTCACTGGAGGACTCATCCTCGGGGACATCGAAGCCCCACTTCTTGCGGAGTTCATCTCCCATGGACTTAAACCGAGCACGGTCAGCCATAGTAATTGTGTAACCTCCGCGAGAGGCGCGAACATCTCCGACCTGTTCGGAATAGCCGCCGCCAGCGAAAACCCCCAACACCGAATAAAAGATTGTCGAAGATGCGTAGTCCAAACGCATCTGGTAAATGTTATCAGGGTCTTCCCTCGGAACTTTCTCCTCCGTTTCCGGGTCGATGACATAATCGATGTCATCATCCAATGGAAGCGGGTCGAGGCCGACCTCTTTCGGACTTCTAGCGGCTCTCGCCACAACATTTTCCTGTAGATCGAGTCCAGGGACAAGACTACGCAGATATTCTTCGACAGTCATACTCCTTTAGGTTTTTAAGAAGCGGAAATGGTGATCAGGTAGTACATCTCCTGCGGGCGGTTGGGCACGCACAGAGCGGTCAGCTCAGACCACCAATCCTGGGTCTTGGACTTTGCGTCGTACTCGTACTGGATGAGACCCTTGCCGCCGAAGAACGTAGCGTACATCGCGGAGGAATCGGGAACCAGCGGGAGGACGGACTTGATTGTACCAAGAGGACCAGCCGGGTAGAACACATAGGTGTTGGCATTGAAGGTACGCATTGAAGTGCGGACAAGCGTGGCATCGGGGCCCTTGCCGGACAGCGTTTCGACAGCGGCGAGACCCTGACGGAACTTGATGTTGGCCAGAGGAATGCCGATGATCTTCGCGAACGCTACCTTCACCTCGTCGTCACCAGCGTTGTTGCCTACGGCAAGAGCGTTGGCATTGTTGTTGGGGGCCAGAACCAGGTCGGGACGGAGCACATAGCCGATGGCGGTGCGCCACTTGCTGTGATCCATATCCTCCAGCCAGGACTGCTCGTCAACCTCGAGGATGATGTTGTTGAAGCCCTTGCGCTTCATGTTGCGAACGATGGTGCGGATGTCTTTAACAGGGTCAGCATCGGATCCCTCGTGGGAGGAGTCCTTGTGGGACGCGTCGGTGTACCAACGGGCAGTGCTGGTCAGCGTGGTGACATTCGCGGCCGGAACATTCGCGGAGAAGGTCAGACCCTTGATACCGCGAGGGTTGTTGTCGGCTGTCAGCGTGAGGGCGCGGTTGGAAACCATCTGGTCGCGCTGATAGGTCATCGACAGTTCGTGAGCGTTCTTGATGTCGGACAGGCCGTTGAACAGGAGGTCGAGAGCGTACTGCTTGGCGGTGGTGTTCTGGAAATCCAGCTTGCTGACCGCGTCAAGATACTTGCGGTAGTCATCCTCGTCCCAGATGAAGCGGGCCTTCTGGCGAGGCACGACGCCACGGGCGCTCTCAAAGCCTTCCGTACCGAACGGAATCGCCTCGGAATCCTTGTCCACATAGGTGGCCATAACCTTGAGGCGGTTGCTGGCAATCAGCTGCTCGTAGTCGAAAGTGAGAGAAGAGACGGGATCCCAGGAGAAGCCGTCGAGATTGAGATCCTGAATGTTGCCGAAGCCGACAACGTCGCGGATATACAGGCTGAAGCTCTTGGAAGAAAGGATTCCAGCCTCATCCATAAGGGTGTAGAAACCCTGACTGTAACGATTTGCCATAATTCTTTTCCTCCTAATTAAAGTTCATACTCAAAGGTGATACCCGGCATCGCAGCCTTGTAGAAGTCCGGCATCTGCGGGATGCGGTCGGCCAGAATCTGGCCCTTGGTCACGACGGCAATGGTGCCGATAGTGGCGTTGTCACTGTCTACGACCACCTGACGCCAAGACAGTCCGTTCGGGAGAACGGCGGCCTTGTTGGAACCGGAGGCGGAGACAATCACGAGGACATCGCCGTCAGCGAGCTCGCCGAGGGAATTAGCCGTGATGGTGAACTGGTACTTGCCAGCGTCAGCGCCGGTCAGCGGAGTGGCCGCGCCGAGGGCGACGGCCTTCGCGGCCACTCCGGCGGAAGACATCTTGCCGACAATCATACCCTGGGCAGGAATGACACCGGCGGACGGCTTCAGCACGAGCGTGGTGCCATCGGATGCGACTGCACCGACCACCTCGAAGGTGGGCAGGATGGTAACTTCGCCGCCCATCTTGTCAAGACGCACGGGCATACCGGCGGGGAAGATAGTCCCCTTCTGGACACCGTTCAGAGAGAACGTGCCGCCAGCGGTCTTGCGCTCCTTGACCTCAAGCCACACGGGAACAACACCGCCCGGGTACTGCTTGGTTTCAGGAGAGAAAAAAGCGTTTCCGTAATTGCTCATTTCAATTCAATTTTTGGTTAGACTTACTGTTCTTTGGGAAGACGACCCGAATCCTGCAGTCGTTTCTTCTCGGCGCTCCAATCAATTGTGCCTTCATCTTCTTCGCCCGTTTTGTCAGCGACAAAAGGCTTGGAGGTGTCAACACCTTTTCTGGAAACGGCCTTGTTGAAATAACCGGTGGCCTTGGCGGCCAGTTCTTCGGCGGTCATCTTGTTTCCCGTTGCCTCGTTCATCTCGACCGCCCGCTCCCACGCATCGTCAGCCTCATCTTTGTATTTCTTGGCGTAATCGCCACCAAAGAAAGACTCACGAGCGCTGGTCAGCGCGGCCTTTGTTGAATTGAGGTTTTCCAGAGCGGCGATCTTCTCGTTCAGCGGAGTGACGGCAGCGGTCACGGCAGCCTGAATCCTCTCAATGAGGGTCTTGTCTGCGTCCGGGTCTGGGTCGGGGTCCGTTTTAGGATCTGGATCGTTTTTCTCTGGATGCTTTGCCTTGTAATCCGCAAGGGCTGCTTCGGCGGTTTCTTTTGCGCGTTTGATACCTGCGATTTCGCCCTGGATTGACGTGGCAAGGAGTTTTACGGCGTCACCCTTTACAGCGGTAGCGATGTCTTCCTCCTTTTCGATAGACCCCAGAAGATAGTCCGCGAGCCTACCAATTGTTTTTTCGCTAAGCCCAAGCCCTTTGTATTCGGCGCTCAAGGCTTCTTCGATTTTCTTTTTCATAAATATTTATTAGTTAGAATTGGATTCTTTGCCGCAAATATAAATGTTTGGCATTTAATTTGCAAGAGGTGAGCACCATTTTTCGTGGTGCCCACCTAGTCTAGTTCTGGATACTCTTTCCAGGAGCATTATTGTCAACCTTCGCTGGGTTTTCTTTCGTTTCATCCGTTCCAAAGGTATCCGAAGTGTCGCCGAATTTCGCCTTGGCCTTCGGACCGGCCTCTGCCTTCATTGTCAGCTCCTCTTCCCATTCCTTCTTAATCTGCTCGTAGTCCCCGAGATGCACATTGCCAATATCCTGCATCGCCGCCCGACGGGATTTTACTCTTGCATAGACCTGATCGAGTTCCATCTTCAGTTCTTCTGAAGAATTCTGAGGCACCCAAGTGTTTGCTCCGACAGAGATTCTCATGGCGCTGTACCGAGGGACATTCTCCTCGACTTTTCCGACAAGAGCCTTAAATACCAACATCATCTGCTTAACGCTTTTGAACACCTCCGGCCAATGAATCTGACACCACTGAATTTCGGGAGCATACAATATGCGCATGGTACTGCTGCTGTCCGATCCCTGTTTTATAATCTCTGGATCAATCTTGACAGACATAGCGCCATCCCTAATGTCTGCCTCCAACCCGTCGATATGAAGGTCGGCAATATTGCTTGCGTCTGGCGGGGCAAGGAATTTAGCATCCGCATGAGCCAAGCTATCCGATGTGCCTTTGACACCGATGGCCTTATTCGCCAGTGAAGATGGCGGAAGACTGGTCGTCTTTTCGGCCTTCATGAACAAGATAGGCATAGCCGTTCCCTTCAGATGCTCTCCGACATATGTCTTTGCGTCCTCGAGTTTCTCGATGCTGGGCTGCACAACGCCGGACGGGATGTCGTTGAAACGAAAATAGATGCATTGGCACAAATCTCCCGCCTGGGCATCCTTCCTTCTTACAAGCGTGTAACCGTCTTCGGATATCTCTGGCTTCTTCCCCTCTGGCACGAACTGGCGGTAGTCGTCCATTTTTTCGTCCAGCATCATCCACGTTTCGATTTTATCAGGAGTGAATATGTCTACGGCGTCGTGTGTGTTAAACTTATACTTTCGAGCGAGAGTTTTCCTCCCATTAAAATCAGTGCTTGGGAACAGCACGCTACCCTCCTCGTAGCCGTACACCTCGTACTGTAGTGGGTCGTCTTTGTCATCAGTCTGATACCAATAGACAGCGCTGTCCCCGGTTCGCATAGCGTGCCACATAGCCTCGATGAACGCTGTCTTCATACCGGCAGTATCGGCCCAGGACATCATCTTTTGGAACGCCTCTTCGTCTTCGGACTCTGATGCTGTCCAAAAGCCGTCTGCGGCGAAATGGGAAATCTTCTTCGATATAATCTCCCACTGCTTGCTAATCGGGACGGTTTCAATATCGTCATAGCCAACGATGGCCCATTTCTCCTTGCCGTTCTTGTCCTTCTCGCCGGTCGGCCCGTAGATTGGCCGTCTCGACATCGTCGAAGAATTAACCTTGTGCGCTGCTGAGCAGACCTCGTTCAGGAAGTCCTGCTGTGTCATTACCTTAGGTTTCGAGCCTGAGCCGCCGGGGGAATCGTCCTTGACGAGCCTGACCCAGGGCTTCTTCTTTGATTGGTTGATGTAACTGGAAATGTTCATAGGTTAAAATCGCGATTTTTATATTAAACCCAGACTACCGCACCGACGCGTCCGCCGAGATAGTCCGTAAAAATATTGTCGTATGCATCGTCCTCAATTTCTTGAGGCGGAGCCTTCTTTGGCCGGGCGTCAAGTTCAAACACGGCCCGGAGGCATAGGCAGTCCATGAGGTCTGGAGAGTTTTTCTGATGCCTGGCCTTGTATTCGTCCTTTGACAGATAATAGATGCGCTTGTTCTTTGTTGTGCAGACAAACAGGTCGATAGCATCGAACAAGATGTCTCGAATTGTCCGAAGTTCCCCCTTCTTACCATACGGAATCCTAGTGTCGAGATCCATGCTTGTGCTTATCCGGCCTGTCTCTATAAGAACCTTCATCTTCCCGAGAAGTTGACTTCTCACATTGAAGTATTGCTCGAGCGTGACCGGGTTGCCATTCTCGTCGTATTCCTGGATGGCGGTCTTGTTCGCCGTAACCGGATAGCCCTTGACATAGTCCTTAAGGAAGAAACCCATACCTGTAGCATCGAAAGCAAAGTTCTCAACAGGTACGCCATACTTTGATAGCATAGACTCTATCCATGGAACAATATCCTTCATGTTGCCATGATACGACTCGATTGCAATGAATCGAAGGCCCTTCCATATCACCATCTGACAGACATCCGGATCCTTTGACGAAGCCGCGCCAGAGATATCCATCGTGGCGTACATGTTCTCGTCGTCGTTGACTGGGTTGTTCGGCAACTCCACAATCATCTGCTTCGTGATAGGCGAGCGCTCATTGTCTACTGGGCCAAAATATGCGCCCTTAAGGATGTTGCGCTGCGTAGCTCCAGTTGCGTGCAGGTTCGCGACAGAACCGCCTCCGGTCGCGGAAACTAACTTTAAGTTGTCTGACGCTTCTCCGGTAAACATCGTGAAGCTCTTCACCATGTCCTTCGCCGTAAGCCCGGCCTTGATGTCCGCCTCCGAAAGAACTATTCCTGCGGCCTCAGCAACCTCTTCCGGTGTATCTCCCCAAAGAACATCGTTAACTTCATCGCCTTTGAAATAGACATATCTTGTCCTGCCGTTCATTTCCGGCTTGATATAATATGTCATTGGATCAATATATCCTCCGTTAAGAAGAAATGTAGTAGTCCAGTGCGCGTACTCTGGGTTGAAGGACATCGTGATTTGCGGCTTCATTCCAGATGAATCACGATTACGAGACATCCAGTATGTGAACATCCGAAACGGCATGTCGGAGCCTTCATCTATTTGTATTTCGCTTGCCTGATTTTTCTTGGCCAGCTCTTTGAAATCATCCCACTCCGTCGGATTATCAATATTGAAATTGCTGTGTATAAGCTGCACGGCCGAGTTATACTTCGACCAGGCAAATGTTGGAGAGTCGCTAGAAGACACCTCGCAGTTTGCGTAGTTTCCGAGCAACTCCATCGCGTCACGATAGATGGATGTACCTTTTTTTGAGTCCGCTAGACGCATCGATATGAATCGGCCCGCAAACCCGGGCTTATCCATTCCGCCGAGAAACTTCATGAGCATGGCATATGTCTTTCCCATCGTCGCGGCTCCGCACAGAAAAATGATATTGCTATCACACTGTATAAACCTCTCCTGAAGTCCTGGCTGTGGAATGAAATCTCGCTTCTCTCTTAGCGTAAAACCACCAACCTTATCCCAACCTTTGTCCTTGACAGTAGGCAATTTCCGCTCTACATGCTCGTAAAGCGGCGGGAATGGTGCATGATTTTTTCGAAGTCGGAACATACACCGCAAATATATAAAATTCGTAGAAAATAAAAAAGGGCGGCGCGTATAAGAGTATCCTGAACCAAAAGTAGTCTTGCCGCCCTTACCGCTTCACAGCGTTTCTATGATTCCCTTTCATCGAGTCTCGACGAAGACACCCGCACGATTTTGTCGCTCCGCTTTTAAGGTTTGCCCCGACAGCGATAAACTCTCGACCGCAATCGCACCTGCACCGCCAAAGGCTCATGCCATTATCCATGCGACCTTCAAATTCAATAACGACGACTTTCCAAAACCGTCTCCCCGTCAAGTCATCAAAATTATGTGCGTGTTTCATATTACAAATCCCCGGTCGGGCAGCCCGGGGAGGATAAATTATGTTCGAAAAAAAAAGCTTTCACTCATTATTTCGCCCGTAGCGCATCCCTGCGGTTAGCAGAGGAAGGGGGAATCGGACCCCCGCCTGTCTCGCGGACTGCGTGCTTGCAACACGACAGATTTCACCATCCGCTTCTCGCCCAGACCAACCGGGCCGTTCCTCCGTCAGCTGTCTTTCCAGCAGTCATCAACTAAACACTAAAACTATGGGAAACCGCCTCACGGCGTATTTTAAAACGGTTGACTCCCGCCCTGCGCAGGAGGGGCTGTCTGCGGCTGACCGGACTCTAGCCTCCAAGACCAACAATTCAAATCCATATAGTAGTTACCATTCCTTTCGTTGACAGATCCGTCAAACTTGAATGTACACACATCTCCGATCTTCAGCCGAGAAAAATCTTCCGCCTTGTTCATGTTCGACAAGATGACCTGCTTCGGATATTGTCCTCCATCGTACTCCACGACAATAAAGACCTTCCGCCAAGGGCCTCTTGTTGACACCCCGGTCTTTTCCGGCGGGATTGCTGTAATTTTTCCTTTAATCTCCATATTTTATAAAAAAGTTTCATCAAAATGGGCGGCTGCGCTTCGAAAGCCTCACCGCCCGAAAGCAAAGTTATGGTAACTATCCGACATTTTCTTCTTCAAGTTCCGTGCCAGCGTTTAGTTGTGGAACAAAGATAGTAATATTTCTATTAAAATTCTTATACTTTTCCGTGTTCCCACTAAACCCCTTTCGGCGAAAATCGATTCCGCCATGTTCTACAATCGCATTTATGTCAAACCCTTTCTGAATCTGATGCGAAACCCTACTATAATTCAGGCCAAGTGCAGTGCAAACATGCGTAAGGGGTACTCTATTTCCATTATAATAAACAATGACAGAGTCGCGTCTATTGTTTGACTGCTGATCGACCGTTGCCCACCGACAATTATCTGGGGAATAATCCCCATTGACATCTATCCTGTCAATCGTATGGTTCGAGGACGGTCTTTCTCCCACATCATCTACAAAATGCTGAAAC